TGCTTGCATTAAGGTTGGTAACATTTATAAGAGAAGCATCAAGTGTACCTGCATTTATCCTATCAGCACTCATATAACCTGTGGTGATATAATCCGCAACGATCTCACCGTTCATTGTCATGGCAATACCAACTGTCCACTCATCTGACGGATAATCCCTGTGCAGATATACAAGGCCTTTGATATTCCAACCCCAAGCCTTTGTTGCCTGATTTAAGTCAAGATTATTTGCAATGTGAATACCAACTATCTGCTCATTGCCATTAACATCAAATGTAACAATGCCACCGTTGTCACCCTCAAATATTGCCCATGCGTTTTTCTTGGCCTCATCAAGAATCGATGCAGGTGTGCGTGTTTCTTCTATTTCTTTTGCCTGCGTAGTCACCTGTGAAGTCAGTGAATGCGTACGGATAGCATCTGCAAGTGTTATCTGATTATTGGCAATATCTAAAAGGTCAAGCTCTTGATTTGTGACATAATTCCACTGATCTACGCCAAACAATGTTGCAATCACCCGGACAGAATCACCCAAGTGAATACGGTTTACAACTTCAATATTTCCAAGGTCAACAGCCCTTACTTCCAACTTCATGGAAGGCTGACTATATCTGTTAAGGTACGCCAATGCCAAACTGTTAAGCCTTGCTACACTATCAGTTTCAAATATGACAGATCGTGCTCTGCGACCAAATGCCGCAACAGATGCATCGTTCTGGATAGGAGTGCCCTCTATCCTTTGCATAATATCGCCATATAAAGCGGTTTCAGTTTCCGCACCGTAAGGATAAAGCACGTTAAGGAAATTGGTATTATCCATTTCCTTTACAAAGTCAAGCAGATTACTGCCAAACTCTATTTTCTGTGTTGCCTGCTGCCCAAAATCAGACAGTTTTACTATATCGACATATCTTGTCAATACATTGCCTGTGTATGATCTTCTGATCCTTACATAACCATCATCAGCAATGTAATGCCTTAAACAATCAAGCAGATTTTCTTCATACTGCGGTTTCCAATTACATGTATTTGTAGTGGTAACAGATGTCAGCACACCAAGTGTAAACTGTCGCTTCGCTACCTGATTTGCGTTATATCCTCCAATGGCTGCACTAAACCTCTGCCCATATGTCTGATTGGTGATAGCTGTCATTGCAACAGCCTCTTCACCAAGCCATGCCAAATCCTCAACACAATATACGTTCAGTGACTTATCAAAATTCTGTCTGATATCCTGAATATCACCACGCCAAATCTCATGCCCATCCTCGTATACAGTGATAATGCTGTGGTCAACTATCTCATCGTATAAAGGATTGTTAATAGGCACGGTAAATTCAAATGTGCCTGCATTTCCTACGCTTAAGGATAAAACCGCAGAAGTGATTGTATATTCCTCACTACCGGGAAAGTATATTGTATGTTCATCGCCTGTTAAGGTTTGTACTGTGATCTTATACATTACAGTGAACCGCTCCTATAAACTATCTGCACTTTTGCTGTTCCTGCAAATGAAAGAGTGACATCAGAATCGCCACCCACCAAAATCTCAGGAAACTTATTGGAACCTGCTGTCAAAGTATATGTAACATTGTTGCATGTCATTGAAATGGAATCTCCTGTTAGATCGCTGACAACAAATGTTGGCACCGTAGGCATCCATCCCCAAGGAATAACTATTATTGCTACCCCTGATATATTCCATGCATCCTGATATGTTATAATACCATTTTCAAAATTGAACGGGTCCCATAGCCAAGGCTCTGCCGAACTGCGAACGCTTTGCTTGTATGGTTCAGCTACCGGGACATTAAGATTAAACGATCCCAAGCCTCTGAATCGGTCAAAATTCTCGACATAAACACGCCCCCTCCAAAAATATGAACGGTCATTATCGAGAGTAAGGCGGCACGTTCTGCCGTGTATAGAATTTCGGATATTTGAAATTACCGAATCCCATGTCATGCGCTCTCTTGTGCCGCCTAACGAAAAGGATAGCTGCCGTTTCTTGTAAATCGGCCTGCCCGTGATCGCAGTGCTTGCATCAATCAAGCCATTGCGATACGGTACATTTATATAATTGGTTTCCATTTCAGGCTCGGATATGTAATTATTATTACCAAGCGCAAAATCCCAATCATTAAGCGTGTGATAGGTTTTACCCGTATCTTCAACATATATGCTTATGCCGTTTGATAATGCATTCATGTTCTTGCGCTCCTTATTGCTATTGTTCCAAGGGCATCATTCATTCGACTTGCTGTTTTACCAACAAGAGTATTGCCATCAAGGTACAGATTTTGTCCTTGAGCAATCAAAACTGAAATATTTTCAAGTAATGAAGTCAATTCCGCAGCACCATCCGAACCACCAAGAGGCTGAACTATTGCTTGTCCGTTTCTTACTGTAAGCATCTCAGGACCTGCTTCACCGACCATTGCCGTTCCCTGTGTGAGTATGCCACCTGATGCAAGCCTTGGAAGTGATACCTTGCCAAGCTCTGGAATCTTTAGGCTAAATTCTTCACCACCTATACCCGGTACCCAATCGGGAACATCAAACTTAAGTGATGTTAACTTTGATATCATTCTGTTAAAGCCATCAATCATGTTGTTGATAAACTTCTCAACAAATCCAAGAGCACCATTGATAGGAGCCTTGATGCCGTTCTTAATACCTTCAAAGCATTTGATAACTAAGTTTTTTAGGCTCTCAAATGTAGGTGAAGCATGATTTTTAAGGTCGGTTATTTTTGACTTCAATCCATCAAAACTTCCCTTCATATCTACAACCTTCTGTGCTACGTTAGCTGATACTTCTTGAAAGCCTTTTTTGAAGCTTTCCCAATGCTCCTTAGTGCGTTCCACCAAAAGCTTTGCGGCCTCTTTGATTTCATCCCAATTCTTAGCTACAAGTACGCCTGCTGCCACCACTAAGCCTGCTGCCGCTATAAACGGAGCAGCCGCAGCTATAACAGGAGCGATTGCCGCCACCAATCCACTTAGGGCAGGTATTGCCGTGCCTGTGATAAAGGTTGCCACAGTGCCTAAAGCCCCTACAATTTGAGGCAAAGCTGAAAGAATACCCCCAAGCCCTGTCATTAAAGTGCCTATAACAGATAAAACGGGGCCGATCGCAGCCGCAAACAAAGCAAAATTGACTATTGCCTCCTGTTGCTCTGGCGTTAAATCTTTAAATTTATCAAGCATTTCGCTTAATTTATCAAGAAATTCACTTAATTTAGGCAAAAGCGTTTCGCCAAACTGAATGCCGACATTTTTGACCTTTTCCCCAAACTGAAGCATTTGTGATTCGCTTGTGCTATATCTTTTATTTGCTTCGTCAGTAAGTGCGTTGTTCTCTTTATATGCTTTAGATGATGTTTCTATCGCATCTGTCATGGTATCTGCTGCAAGCGATAAAGACTTAAGCATATTCGATTGACGAACACCTGACAGACCTAAATCATCAAGTACAAGTGTGGCTGACTCACCCTGCTCATCAAGATCGCCCAAACCCTTAACAAAGCTTTGTATAGCAACTATTGGTTCATCTTTCCATGTCTTTGCAAATGTTGCGGCATCCATCCCTGATATCTTTGCAAACTCATCAAGCTTGTCACCACCGTTAGCAACCGCTTTTTCAATCGCAGTAAATGTCTGAGTCATAGCAGTACCGCCTGCTTCTGCTTCTATTCCAACAGATGACATCGAAGCGGCAAGTGCTAAAATTTCTGTTGATGTTAAACCTGATATGGTACCGGCTGATGCAAGCCTTGTAGCCATAGCAACTATTTCTGATTCACTTGTAGCAAAATTGTTTCCAAGATCAACAATGGCAGAACCAAGCTTGTCAGAATTTTGATATGACTCACCCGTTATGTTCATGAATCTTGCAAGTGATGTTGCTGCATCTGCCGCTGAAAGATTCGTAGTGTCACCAAGCATGACCATCGTTTCAGTAAACGCTTCAAGATTATCTACACCCGTGACTCCTAACTGACCTGCGACTTCCATCACTCCTGCAATATCTTCTTTGCTTGATGCCATGCGTGTTGATGCTTCTTTTATCCAATCTGAAAGCTGTTGATATTCTTCTTCTGTTGCATCAACTGTCTTTCTTACCCCGGTAAATGCCGTTTCAAAATCTGATGCAGCTTTGATTGCTCCTGCGCCTGCCGCTGCAATAGGAGCGGTGACATGTGTAGTTAAGTTTCTACCCACATCAGATACCTTGCTGCCTAAATCCTTAAGCTTTTCGCCTGCTGCCCCGATTTTTTCAACGGTGCTATTGGTTTCTTTCGCCTGTGCCTCAAGCTGTTTCATTTCAGCTTCACAGGATGCGATTTCACGGGTAAGGGCATCATATTGCCTCTGCCCCTCTTCAGTACTTAAATCAACCTGATTCTGTGCCTGTTTGAGTGCATCTAGCTTGGTTTTGGTTTCACCAATACGGTCATTTAAAAGTCTTTGCTTCTGCTCAAGCAGCTCGGTATTCTTAGGATCAAGCTTTAAAAGCTTTTCAACATCCTTCAAATCCTTTGCGGTTTTACCGATATCAGAATTTATCTCTTTCAGAGCCTTGGATAGTCCAGAAGTGTCAGCTCCTAATTCTATTGTGATCCCTCGGATTTTAGTTGATGCCATGTTATTCTCCTAAATCAAGCGTACCGTTGAAGAATGATGCCAAACTTCCACCCGGTGCCTTGATGTCATAATCTTCCCGATCATTTGCCTTTTCCGTCAGCATATCCATGACCATGCCAATAGTCATCTCATCAAGGTCCTGCGATGATAAGTGCAACTCCGCACATCTGAGCATAAAAATTGCCCCACTAGGCTCTCTGTCCCGTGGAGCTATTTTTTTTTACTTTCTGCCGTTGTTGTGGTGTTAAGATTCCACAATTCAAATATCTGTGGAAATATCTCATATATGTCAAACATTTCAAATGTATCTAGCCAATCATCTGCTGTTTGTTCCTGCATATCTGGTGTGGCATGTCTTGCCATTACATATGCACAATCCTCAAAAATCATCAGATGCTGCGTGGTCAAATTACCAAATCCACCGTCATCCTTTGCCTTCTTTGTTTCTTTGAAAGCCTTTGACAAGATATTCATGTCCTTAATCATATCCCGATTAGTAAACATGCGATATAATCTTGGAGTCCTTGCCGTGGCACGAAATTTAATCTCTCTGCCATCGATAGTAATAGTTTTGTCCATTTTCCTTCCTCATCTTTCCTTCATATCCACTTTTTTATGTTCTTAACCAGAGCATCCTCACATTTCTCTGCAACAGGAGCAATATGAGGAAATGCCTTCGTTCTGCCGCCACCCTTTAATGCATGACCCTTTTCAAGCAGGTGTGTAAGTTGATAATCCGTGGCATTATGAATCGTTGCTGTTTTATCACGCTTGGTCTTTTTAATAGTCCATCCTTTGTTGTACTTCTTATCCCATGAACCATATCTGCCACTTCCTGCCGGATGAGCATTGCGGAGTTCCTTAACAGCATCATCTGCCGTTTCGGAAACTCCTTTGTCAACAGCCTCTTCGGTAAAGTCCTTATACTCTTCAAGCTCTTTCATAATTGCGCTTGCTAACTGATCGACTTTGACTCTTTTGCTCATCTTTCATCCTCATATTCTTTCTTAGGTTGTAGCCATAGTCGGAATGTAAGGAGCGGTATCCCAATTTGCAACAACCGTAGCATTCGTAGATGCTGTGGTCATAGCCATTACTCTGCCGCTTGCAAGCGGTGCAAAGCTGATGTCAAGGGTCTGCGTTGAAGGCTCCTTGCTCTCCGTAGTGGTTGACTTGTCAAGTGAAGGCCTTGAAGCTGTGCCGTTGTAAAGCACAAACTTAGTACCGTCCTGATCGCCGTCCTCTTCAAATGTCATTGCAAAGTGAGAAGGCTCAACGATATCCTCAACAAGAACGCTCTTCGTGTCGGTCTTATAACCAAGAATCTTAGTCCTGAAATCATCAGGGATTATTGCAACTTCAAGTGTGCCCGAATAGCCGTTGTTGGCTACTGAAGTGTAATACTTGATGTTGTCTGCATAGAAATCATTGGTATCGCCCTGCTTATCAAGCGAAAGGGAAACGGTACCGGGTATAGATATCTTTGATCCGTATGAAGGAACGCCATCATTCCACGTTGTGATCGGGAACACATTGACATTCTTAATACCGAATTTTACTTTGTCAGCCATTTATGTTTCCTCCGTTATTGATTTGTGGTAAAGGTGTATATTGTTTCATACACCCCTTCATCTTCCAAATACTCACGGTACTTATCCCAAACGATGCTATTGGCGGCAAGCTTTGCCTCAATCAGCCCCTCGGAAACTGTATCTTTGTTTTTGGAATAAAACTCTATGTCGATTTCTTGGATAATGGCGTAGACCTTGTTGTCAGCCACGAAATTGCTTGTAGCTGTGTCAAGATAGCAAATGAATGGAAGCTCTGGTGCTTTTCCAACAGGGAATGACCTATAAGCCACCTTCTTGCTAAAGCCTTCAATGCTTTGAAGCATTGTTTTTATCTCTGCAAGTGTCATCTAATCACCCACCCTTTTCTCGGTGTATAACTCGATGCGCCCGTCATCCCTGACATAAGACCGATAAATCGAATAAAATTCATTATCGTACTTAACACGCATCTGACCGTTATACTCTGTCAGCAATACATCAAATACCTTGTCAGGTTTAAATCCGTTTTCCCCTGCATTAAAAAATTCGCTCTGACTAGCAGAACGAACTATGGCAAAAACTGACTTTTCCGATTCGATTGGTAAAAACTGACCGATGTCATCGCATGTATATGCATTTGAGATCAATTTAATCTTCTTTGCTCTGTTCATGTTGTCCACACCGTATATCCTGTTGCCATGCCTAACTGAGCCTTTTGCTCATCGTATGACTTCTTAAACGCTGCCGATCTGTCAAGCGAACCATGCATCAATTCAAACTGATAACTGCAATATGTGATGATTGCACGGATTACAATGGCATCATTTGAGTCTGTTGCGACCGTAAGGCCCTCAACTCCGGCTATCCCTAAATCCTTGGCGGCTGCATTGATAAGATCAAGCAACTCGTTATCGAAATCATCATCTGATATTAAAAGTGCCAATTTAACTCTGTTTAGCATGGTTTTGTACCTCTTTGAATCCTTGTATGCTATTCTCATACTGTTCCCGGTATTCGGGATAGATGGTTATGTGTCCTATATGCCCAAGCTTGACCGTAGGCTCAACCCATATCTCATGTTTTAAGTCTGTGGCACGATGGCAGAACGCCAAATCTTCACCAAGCTCACGTTCGGGAAAGAAGCATGTGCCATGATGTGCCCAAACATCCCTGATTATGTCAGTGCTTATGAGTACACAAGCGAATCCACAGCCTGCAACCTTAAACGGTGTGGCAGGATATTCACACCCTTCCCATCTTTGACAACCGGGCCATATTTCGGTGAACAGACAACTTGCATGCGGTGCCCTCCTGCCGTGCGCTATGCCTGTGACAAAGGGCTTACCCGATAACATAAGGTCATCAAGCAGATCGTCAGTAAATACCATGTCAGAATCAAGCCACAGCATGTGCGTATAGCCTTCTGCCATTGCTTTCTGT